GCGCGGCGCGCAGGGTGCCGGGGGCGTCTTCGATCGACATTCCGGTATCACCTGCCGCCTTGCAGTCGAAGGCGATCAGCGGGGTGCCGCGGCCGGGGGCGTCTTCGCTGCCGTCGAATCCGCCAGCACGCAGCGTGTGCGCCACCGGCTGGACAAGGAACGTCTCCACTTCGAAGTCGATGCGCATGCCTTTCGCGGTGAGGCATGCCGCCACCTCAATCTCCCCGCTGGTGCGGCCGCCGCCGTATCCGAGAGTGTGCTGGATCAGGCCGCTTCCGCCGTCGCACCCTGCTCGCATCCCTGGGCCGCTACTGCTTCCAGTGCCAGCCGTAAGGGTGCTGGTAATTCCTTCCCCCTGGCCTCGGCGCGGCGCAGAATCCCCGCGCAGGCTGTCGGGCTCAAGAAGTACCGGGGGTCGATCGGTCCAGTTTCCAGTATCGAGGACAGCGAACACGCGGCGGCGCCGCTGCGCCAGTCCGAACCACTGCGCATCCAGCACGCTCCATTCGACGAGCCCGTGCTGACCGACTGCCATGCCTTCGCTGGCCCAGCCATCGCGGGGGACAGTGAGGTCGCATCCTGCCATTTCACCAACCACCACAGCAAAGTCTCGGCCGTCATTGCTGCTGAAGGCTCCGGGCACGTTCTCCCACCAGAGCCAGCGGGCCCTGCAAAAATGTCTAGCTGCATGGAAAATCCTCAGTTGGTGGTGGAACAGCGACGAGCGAGCGCCGGCGAGGCCAGCACGGCGGCCCGCGACAGAGAGGTCCTGGCACGGGCTGCCGCCGATCACCGCATCGATGGGTCCAAGCGCGGCGATCTGCTCGTCGGTGATATCGGTGACGCTCCCAAGGTTCGGCACGTTGGGCAGGCGATGACGCAGCACTGCGCATGGAGCAGGGTCGATCTCGAACACGGCCACGCATTCCCAGCCCAACGAGGCGAGGGCAAGGTGGGCGGCTTCCAGGCCAGAGAACAGGGATAGGTAACGCACCGTCAGTCCTCCTTCGCCGCATAGAGCTTTCGCAGCTCGATCCCGCGGACGGTCCACGGCGATTCGATGTGGAGGCGCTCCAGCTGCATGTAGAAGTTCTTGCCGATTTCATGCCATTGGCTGTGCCCGCCGGTATCTGCGGGCATCGTGTCGCGGCGCTGGTAGGCGCAAGGCTCGGGGTGGCACAGGATGTAGCGCGTTTCCTCACCCATGAGCACACCTCCTCCAGCACCAGCGCAGCCCATTTCGCGCGCCGCGGCTTGCGCGGCTGATCGCCTTCATCGCCCCCCCCGCAGATACTCGCCGAACGTCACGCCACCGTCGTAGCGCAGGAATTGCTGGTAGCGCTGCTGCGACCTAGTCAGTTTCGGTGGCGGCGGGGTGTGCTCCTGCACCGCTGCGCGGCCGGCTTGGGTTACGTTGAACAGGTCGCTGCCGCCGGTGATCGCGTTGCCCGCACGCCGGACCAGGAATCCACGCTCGACAAGCGCCATGCAGTGCTGGTGGTCGGCTCCGCCCTTGCCGGTCACGAAATGGTTGCGATAGCTGCGCTCCAGGCCGCCGTCGCCGACGCCCAGAGCGTGGCGAAGGATCCGCAGCTCGGCGCCCGGCAGCACGATGGTGGTCACCTGGTCAGCCATTGCCCAACGCCCGGCTGTCGGTGAGCCGCTTACCCGCAGCCCGAATCGCCTGTCCAATGTCGATGGTTTCGCCCACGGCGGCGTAGCTGCATCCGTCCCACTGCTCGGCAATCTGCTCGATGACCTCGCCGAGGTTCACGGACTGCGCGGGCGGTGAGGTGTAGAGCGGTTCGATTCGCGGCGGGTTGGACAGCATGCTCACTGCCTTCACGCGGCTTGCGCTTGTGGTCGCCTCGGGTTGACCGCCTTGGTGTGACCAGTGGATCAGCCACACCATTGGCTCCCCCACCGGCCGGTGGGCGGCGAGGGCTAAGGGCTGCACGAACCATGCGGCTGGGCCATCTTCGGTGTCACCCAGCCACACCAGGCGCCAATCTGCGCCGGGGCCAATGGGCTGCCACGCGCGCATCTCGTCCCAGTAACGATGGTCGCCGCTCTCCACGGCTTCTTCGGTGAAGTCGCCAAACGTCACCTGCAGGTCGAATCCCTGCGCGAGGAACAACGGCCGCAACGACACCTCGCGACCGTCAGCCCACATCGGCACATCCGGATGGCACGGGATCTCGCCGTCGGCTTTGCGCGCCGGGAGCCGACTGGGGTGGTACAGGCCACGCCACGGGTCCGCTGGATCGACAGCGGTGCGGGACTGATTCCTGACCAGCTCCAGTAGTTCGGTCGCCTGCGCCAGCCGGGCACGGGTGGTATCGCAGAGAGGCGTGTCGCCGTCCTGCATGCTGCTGCGCAGAGTCGCCACATAGGCGGTTACGGCGGCTTCGAACACGCGCAGATCCTGCAAGCGCGGCAGGCGGTGGTGCAGGTCTCGCAGCGCGGTCTGGGCCTGCGCGAGGGTGATGGCCTTCGCCTGGTTGGGCAGCCACACAGCCTCGACAGCGATCGCGCTGATCGTTTCAAACGCGTCGCGCAGAACGGGACAGTTCGTGGGAAGAAGCGTGAGGTTCGCGGTCATCGGCGGGCCTGTTTGAATTGGGTGTCGGTGTTGACGAACGCGCCTGCGAGCGGCGCTATCTGGGGCGCCTGCTCGGCGCCAGCGGAGCGAAGGGGGAAGGGCGCGGCATGGCGATAGCGCCGGTTCGGGTCGGAGGCGAACCGGCCGGCGTCGATGCGAATCACCTGGTACTCAGGGAAAGCCTCATCAGGAAGCACTTCGCGTGCTTCCTCGATCAGCGCGACAAAGCGCGCCTGCCACTCGATCGGCATCGACTGCAGGGTGCGTCGCGGCACCACGTGATAGGCGGCGCGGCTGAGGCCGAAGGCGTGCCAGACGGGGCCATCGGAATAGGTACTGCCGGGCCTGCCGGGTTCGGTGGCGGTCGCGGCGTGGGATTTGCTGCTCATGCGTGCCTCAGTCCATCTCATGGGCTGCCATGCGCTCTGCATAGCTGCCGTGGTTGGCGGCGTGCCGGCTCATCTGCGGGCGAAGTGGGGTGTGCCCAAGCACCTCGATGTGTCCGCCCGCTGCGAGGAAGGCGTCCAGGTCGTCGGCTAACTGCTGCCGGTCGAGTTCCCTGTGACGAATCGTGGTCGCCGCGTCACTGACGCCGGTGAGCGGACCTACCACGCAGGTCGGTCGTTCACGCGCGGGTGCCGCGCGCAGCGGCGCGATCGCATGTTGCGTGTGGCTGGAGAGGCGCCAGATCCCGCGCACGCCCGAGCGGTGACAGATGGCCTGGCCGCTGCGCGCCAACCCCTTCAACGTGTAGCCGATAGCCTGGTGCGTGCTGTTGATGCGACCAGCGGTCTTGATCTGTTCGACCGTAGCGCCTTGCGGGAACATGGACAGGACCTTGCGCACTTCGGCGGCCCGGCCGATCTGTTGCGGGCGGGCGCTCATGCGCGGGCCTCCGCGAGCATTTCGCGCATTGCCCAGCCGTGGTGCAGGACACGCGATGAGTGGTGAGCAACGGCATCCGGATTGTTGGTCAGGACGAGCGTGTCCTCCAGTGGATACGCGGTGTGGCCGTCCCAGTCGTCCAGTACCTCACGCAGGCCAAAGTGCGTGCGCAGTTCCTGTGCGTTGGAGGTCTTGCCGCAGCGTTGCGGCCCGTAGATGACAACAGAGCGGTTCATGCGGCGATTCCTCGCGTGCGGCGCGTAGCGCGGTTGTTGGGGGAGATCGAACGAACACGCACGCCTTGGCGGTCGAGCCAGCGGTGCGCGGCCTGGGCGGCAAGTCGGTTGAGGGAAAATGAGACGCCGCCGAGGGTGAGCGAGTGGTGCGATACCCCCACGCTCCGGCTGGCGCTGGCGGCGACCTTCAGGAGCGACTCGCGCGGCGCGGCGGTGTAGAGGCCGGCCCATAGCCAGCCCTGGCAGACCATCAATACGAGTGACTCGCCCTGATGGCCGGTGGCGAATTGCTGCTCCACTGGCAGAGTGGGTTGCACGCTCATGCCGTCATTGCCAGGTCGCGGGCCTTGGCGATTTCTGCCTCGGCGGCGGCGATGCCGGTGGCGGTCAAGGTCGCCTTACGCGGCAGCTGCGGGTCGTCGTACCTGATCAGGACGCGCTCATCCAGCCAGTTCATGACGCGGCGCGTGAAAAGCTTCTCGGGGTGGTTGCGGGGCGCGAATCCGTTGGCGGTGCGGTGGAGGCTGAGGTCGGAAGCGCCATGCGCTGCGAGCAACGCGGCTTTTTCCTTCGGCAGATCGGAAG